AAAATCAGAATTAATTACCTCAACAATATCTTTAAAAGCAGGTGTAAGTGCAAGCAATATTTTTTGTGCAACTTCTTCAAGACCAGCTTGCATTATTCTTGTTTTTCTAATCAATGTGTCACTACCATTAGCAAAACCAGCCTGGGCATCCTTCGATCGCTCAAAAATAAGTTCCATGGTTGCAGTAGCACGAGCTTGCTTCAACATATTGCCTGTTAGTTCTTCTTGACCTTTCGCCATCAACCGTTGCTTGATATCAAGCTCACGAATATCGACACCAAGGTCTTTTAACATTTCACGCTCACCAAGCATAGCACGAGCCAAAATTCTTGTCGTATCTTCAACAGTACGTGTACCGTTGGACCACTCAGACATGGCACCTGCAAGCCCAACAACGTCCATTGTCATTTGTGCTGCTGTTTCACGTGTAAATTCCATAGGTATAAGTAAGTCAGCAAAACCAGCTGACATACCCTCAAGGTTAATAGCTGTCAAACCGAAAGATGCGGCTGTTTCTTGTGACCACGAACGTATTAATGATTGCTGATCACCAAATACAGTTTGTGCCTTGTTTTGTATAAGCTCAAGTCGCATAACATGCTCACTGGCTGCAAAACCAGCTTTCGTTATTCCTGCTGCTAATCCTACAAATGCAGCAGCACCTACCTTGCCGACACTAGCAAGGTTCGCATTTATACCTTTCAGTCCTTTGAGCATCTTTGCAGAATCTAAAGCAACTGAAACTGCTATTGCATTTGCTGAATATGCACTAGGCATTACTTACTTCTTTCCTTTTTCAGAATCTATTGATAACAATTCACGCATTCTTAACAAAGTCATGTCTTCTTGTAGTATTTGACTAGGTAGAACATGATAGTGCATGCATAACGCTTCTATAAACTCCGCTTGAACTAATTCAATAGGTTTCTCTATTTTGTTTCCGCTGGAATCGACTCCTCCGCCAACGTGTTGCCATTTTGCAACTCTGGAGAGGAGCCACTCTGGTTTCCCGCAGCATGTTCTGTCCATTTTGTAAGTATGGATATTGCAATATCGGGAGACAAAGAAAGCATACCATCCGAATCTGCTTTTATTGGTTTTTCTTTGTCATCAACAAGGTTCCAACGTAATAAAATATCGTTACCAAACTTTTTGTAACTTTCTACAATAGTATCATCATTGCCAGACAGTTTTTGCATTTCAAGAAACGTACCAATTGATACGTCTTGCTTACATACAATTTCTGCTCCAGCAAAATCACCTTCTAGCATAATTACAATTTCTCTATTCGGTATTTTAAAATTACCCATTTTTTTGCGCCTTTCTTTTAACTACTAACTTGTACTCCAAGTAGGTACTGTTCCTGACTGTAACGAAAGCGTTGATGTCCATGTTAACATGCCATCATTGCCTCTAGTTATGTCATAGTTTCCAACTAACATTTCCATTATTAAACGAGGATCGCCTGATCCATCTTCATATAATGTAATTGTTACTGTTCGAGTACCAGTTCTTGTTTTAAACACGTCATGTGCTTTATTACTTGCTGGGTCGAACACGCCATTCAATGTGACTGTTCCATCACTTAATCCAATTAGACGTTCCTGTGCTGATTTGTCAACACCTGCAACATCTAACAGATTTTGTGGTAGATTAATTGAAAAGTCGGTAATATCGTTACTAATATCTCGTGCCGATCCGCCAGAGTCATCTACGCTAACGGTATCGCCGAGTCCACTTACCTTTGCCATTATTTACTCCTTTCAAAAAGTATTTTAATTATTTCCTATGGAACGACATTTGGCATTTTGCGTTTGTGCCGCTTAAGGTATATTGCACCCTCACATATCTGTTCACAGTACCCTCCATGCTGACTATCTCAGCCGTTGGCGTGTTCGCAGATATTGTTGAGAATGTAATAATGTCTGACCAGCTTCCACCGTCAGATGAATGCTGTATCTTCGCTACTAATGAAGATACAGAAACGCCAGATACAAATTGCAAACATGCAACCGATCCAGAAGCGGAACTAGCTGATTGATCAACAGTTGTTCCGTTTGTTGTAGAGGTATACGTCGTTGCGCCAGCATCTAACATAACGCCAAATTCCATTCCGTCAAAACCTGACACTGAGGCAGTTGATGAAAAACTTGCAGTTGTTGCTAATGCATTACCTGGTGAATTTGTAACATCATAATTTGCTTGCTTTGCATTCAGAATCAATGCTGTTTCACCAATTGCAGTACCTAATAAATAGGTAACTGCCCTATCTCCTGTTGGTAGTTTATTTGAGACTGTATACGCTTCATGAGATTTGTCATCAGCGTTATCAAACCAACCGTTTACTGTTAATGTTGAATCTGTTCTTCCTATTATTCTGGAATAACATGTTTGATCAATAGCTGTTGTGTCTAATAACTCTTGTGTATATCCAAGATTATCTACTGAACTCGTGTCTGTGCTTAAGTCAAACCCCTGTACAAATAAAGCTTGTCCTAGCCCGCTTACCTTGGCCATTATTTACCTCCTTTAACGACTTCGATTGCGCCTACGTTTATGAGACCTTCCCAGTCAAACGTAGGTGGTGCATCTGTAATTATTTCGCTTGCATCGTAATGCACAGCTTTACTATCCTTGTTTTTATCAATGTCGATCCCCGTTGTTGCAACATATGTTTTTTTTGGGTCATATAGTTTTTTCATTATTATACCTCCTAAACAGAAATTGTATTTGCGCCATACAAAAAAACAAAAAACGGTATGTCAGCAGTCTTAAAAGTCATACCTGACATATCCACATAACCTGTAGCAGCAAAACCTGGTCGCGAATCATCACAATTTCCTGATAAATTAGAATTGCTTCGTAATGCTTGCTTTATGTTATGTATTGCATCAAACACTTCTAATTCAAGGTTTTCCTTGATTGTTGGTGTTGATTGCATTCTCCAATAACAGCGGATAGTAAATTCTACTGTTACTGAAGCGTCTGCGAGTGTTTCGAAATCTTCCTCATGTTGTGTTAACCAAAAAGATACAGTGGGAGTTGTAGGTATACTTAATGGTTCTCCTCGCACAATCACGGGAAATTCAGGAGTTGTTACTGTTCCTAACGCTGTGTCTATTGCATCTAAGATACCCGCTCTGGTCATAATTCCTCTATCTCTGGATCACGTTGATAATCTTTCCACACATGAACTAATTTTTTTGTATTAGGTGGCACTTCTGCTTCTCTTAATTCCATCATTTCTAAAGAGCGTGGTCCTCTGTTTGATTTGACCTGGACACATATCCAGTCTGATTTTGAATATCCAACGAAGTCCCACATGCCTAGGGAAGCGCTACTCTTTGTGCAATAATAACCTTGTTTTTCGTAATAGTCCATGCTACGTCGTTCATTTCGATTGCCCTTAGCTTTTCTATTAATCATATCTAATCCAAACTTTTTCTTATGTTCTTTAAAATTTCTTGCAATGTCTGTCCGCTGTTTAATAATTTTTCTGCTTTTTTAAACATACCGTACGGTCGTTTACGCATTCGTATATTACCTTTCCTTCGTCCAGACTCAATCCATTGTGCATAAATTACATCGCCTTTACTTGATTTACGAACACCAGTTGCTCCGCCGTGAAATGATCCAGCTGAAATGGTGATAAATGCTTGCGTCCCTTTTACTGTTGGTTTGTTTTCTCTAATGTTTCTACGTAATGTTCCACTAACACTTGGTGTGTTTCTTCTAATAAATTTTGCAGTGCTTTTACCTACTACTTTTAAGGCTTTTTCTGTGCCTTTTTTCACGTTTTTAGAGCTATTAACAAATAGCGGTCCTTGTTTTGTGACTTTAAATCGTTCTTTTACCATTAGAAAAAGACTCCTGACCCTTTGCCATAATTTTTGTAGTGATTAATGTCTTCAAGAATTAATTCCTCTTCTTTTGTCGGAATTGTAATTCTCATATCAACAGAACCAATGTCTCTGTTTAATCCCATGTCTCGTTCTCTATAGCGGACACGAGTTATTTCAAGACATGTCTGTACAACATCATCTGGGAATGTCTGTCGTGTCACTGACTGACCAGACGTGTGCGTTGCTGCAGTGGTGCCATGTACTCCTCGAATAACTGTCAATGTATTGCCTGCAATAGACTCCACATACATCAACTCATTCTCAATTTTAATGGTCATGCCTTCTGAGCAGTTTGATGAAGATGATACATCAACTCCTGTTTCCGTAGCGTCGAGCGCTTCAGATGTGCCCGTTAATTCTATCGATTCTGTATCTTGCCATCCCCATGTGCCGTCAACGACTAATGTCTTTTGACCACCATTAAGAGCTTTTGAGGACTCTGTGCTCTTCTTAAAACCAAGAAATGGACTAGAATCATACGGAATCTTTAAATAGTCGTTTGACAAGCCTTCTGACCACGTCTCTGAGCTTGTACGTGCTGTATCTGCATAACTTGTGACCGTAGATAATGATATAGCCCAATATGGGAATATAATCTCTTGTTTTCGTGCTGCTGTTGTTTCAAATGGTGCAACGTTTGGATACAGTAGTCGTTCATCATTAATCAGACTGCCTGATCCAATATCAAAGTCTAACGCTGAGCTAATGGGGCCCCACGTATTATATTGACAATATGCTTCCATTAATTTACTGACTGCATGTAACATGCGTCGTAATACGGATGCATCAGATGTCCATCCAGCACTATAGCCAGTTCCGGCTAAATAGTCACGGAACTCAGCTACAGTTGCATAGGTGTAATATGACTGGTTTTCTCGAACCACAGTGTACTCCTATTTATTTTCTTTTGATGCAGATGCGTCTTTTTTAGTAGTAACTTTTTCAGTCACCTTAAACGCATACGCATATTCCTTTAATATTGCTGCGGAGACCTCATACTCAATACCAGTCGTATACGTCTCCCCACCTTCTATTCCAATCGGTTCTATACAAATTGCCTTTGGCATAATTATTTCCTTTCTATGTCGGGACTATAGGCGCAAAAGTTATAGTCCCGGCTAATTTTATGTGTAATAACAATAAACATACGCCTATTACACATGCTCCTTATGCAGCTCGTAGAATCTTGAAGCCATCTCTTACGAATTGACCATCAGACCGAACGTTTGCGAAGAAACCTACCTGTCCGTTACCTTGGTACAGGGAGTCGTTTCTGGATATGCTAAATCCCGCGCGATTGAAAATATAATATTGCTTCATATTTCCAGCAACACCAACTTTCTCGGTACTCGTAATAGTTGCACCAAGTCCTGAACCAGTGTTGTCATTCGCGACTACTCGTCGACCCATCAAAAAT